AATTCTCCATTAGTTTTAGCTATTGATTGGGAAGAATGTATACTATCATCCCATTTAAAAGTTAATTTAGGAGGATAGATTGTATGGGTATCCCCCGAAAAATAACTTAATATACCTCTACTACTTGAAGTTAAAAGTTCAGTATTATCATTATTTTTTATAATAAAGCCATTATTAGGAATAGCATTAGGGTAGGTTAAAGTATTATCAGTTATACTTGAACTAAATTTAGCCACTATATTAGTTACATCTACATTTAAATCTATAGAATTTACTTGATTAAAAACTTGAGAAGCTCTAAAACTATCATTGTCGTACCAAGATCCCCCACCTGCTATTAGACCATTTGTTGTATCTATAGATCCTGTGGTGTTTGTATTAAATGATGAGGTAGGCCAAAGTGTTTGACTTCTAGAACTATCTTTAAATGTCCAGGAACATCCATCTGATGAAGTAGGAAGGTTTGAATATCTTCCTGTCCCCTCATCCCACGATTCTGATATTGGAAATACTTCTATAATATGGTTACTTGATAAATTTTCAAGTTTAGCGGCATATAGTTCTAAACTAGATGAAAATGAAGCGGTTCCTATTATTTTAGTTTCAAAGATATGTTTTATGTCTTCATCTTTAAACTGTATGACAACCCTTGAGGGGTAATATATTTCATTATTTGTCCCTTTTTCTTTTACAAGTTCAAGAATTTCGTCATTACCTGTATTCATAGTAAGTCTATCAGGATGACTATAGAGAGTTGCGTCTTTTTCGGGGAATATAGAGTAGTATGCCATTTTAGTATGTTGTTACGCGTCCTTTAATATCTGTGTTTGGGTATTTTAATTCAAAAATACTTGGGTCTAATGAAGGGTATATTACACCTTTTCTTGTGGTACCTTCAAAATCATATTTATATTGTGAATATCCTAAAGATACCCCATTTTTATTTTCTAATGTTACTTTTTCAACCGTTTGTACACCAGTAACACCCGCTAATAAATTAGATATCTCCGATATAATAATAGGTTGATTAACTTGCCATCTGTCTACGTTAAAGTAATTTTTTAATTCAGTTATACATTGGAGTATTACTTCTTGATTATTATAACTTTTAAAAGCTGTGATTTCAAAATCTAATCCAAAATTAATTACAAATGCATCTTTAATATTAATAGCATCTGTTAACATTCTATATTGTTCTAAATACGTCGCTAAATTTGTTTTAGTAGCTGTATTTAGTGTTGTTAGTTGTTTAGATGAATTATATCCTAAAGTGTATAAATTTAATGCTAATGGATTAGGTATACGTTCTGGTGATGTTAGTAATGGTGAAGATTGATCATCTTGTATTATGTAAGCTTTTGCTACTCTACCTAATTTAGGAGGTAGAGATAAAGTTCTTATTAAATAATCTTCTTTTGTTACTGCTCTTTGTTGTGCAGAAAAATTAGCCATTGTATTTAATCTAATATCTTCTACTGAATCACCTGCTCCCCCACCCTTTGCTGCTTCTTTATTTGTAGAAGCTACTGATGATTGAATAAATTTTAATATTGATGGATTCAAGTTGGGTTTATTGACGGGAAATAAAGTTTCAACTTTAGTGATTGTATTTGAATTTACATTGGCATTTAAACCTCCTCCTACTAAATATGTTACTGTTAATGTAGTATTGGCGGGTACTTGCCCATATGCCTTAGTATATAAAAAATTAGATGGATCATAAGCTTGGTCTAATGATGACCTTCCATCTTTAACCCCCAAACCTATATTGTCTGGGTTAGGGATAATTTCTTCATCGGCTTTATCACTTGTACCCGCTCCAAATTGTATTTCTAATTCATTATTAGCTTTAAATCTAGATACAAATCGTCTTGATGCTCTTTTTAATTTTAAAAGATAAGGTGTTTGTTGATTATATTGATTTAATTCAGGATCATTTGCACCTGTGTTTTCAATTTCTTCAAAAATTGTATCTTGTGCTAAATAAGGAACTTCAGACCAATTATTTCCTTCACTATCAACTACTGATTCAATTGATATAATACTTCCATCAAATAATGTTAGTGTTTTAAATTGTTCAGCTGAACCTACAGTAAATGTTTGGGTTTTTCTCTCACCTGAAATTGCCTGAGTAGATTTTTTAAGTAAGTAATATTCGGGGTCATTATTATCATTATATTGATATATACTTACATCTGTGGGGGAGAATGAACTTGAATAACTAAAATCAACTTGGTTACTTATGTAAAATATAGAACCTTCAGTAGATTTAAATGATGAATTTTCATCTATTTTTAATGCGTAATTAAAATCTGGTTTAAAATCATTATTTGGTAAAGAAGGAACTAATTGAAATATTTCTAAATCAACAGATGCAGCTGAGGTTGCTTTAGGTTTGTAACCCATAGCATAAGCTAAATTATACAGATTTTCCTTTTCTTGGGCTAAAGTTAAAAATGATTCACGTAATTGGGTGTCAGTGTAAAATGATAAAACGTCACCAACGTAAGCGGCCATTTCAAGAAACATCATTCCTGGATTACCTTCACTAAAATCATTAAAACTATTAGGAAAGTAAACTTCCGCAAATTCCATTAACTGATTTTTGTAAGAATTAAAATCCTTATTAAGATATTTTACATCTTTATCTTGTGTTTTATTTGATACTTTACTATATGCCATTATTCAAATGTTGTGGTTAGAGCATCTGTTGTTCCATCCAAATTAAATCTATATGATATTGTTAGATATACTTTATTTTCATCATCTATAGAACCTACTGAAACTGACATTAAAGTAATTTCAGGTATGTAAAAACCAATTTGAAAATTAATTTTTTCTTCTAATTTTTCTTTGTTAATATTTTGTTCAAATAATAATCTTTTTAACCCAACACCAAAATCAGGTTCGTTTACACGTTCACCTTGTTCAGTTAATAATAAATTAATTAAGTTACTTTTAACTTGTTCTTTAACTGTGGTTGTACCTTTAAATATATTAACATTATTAAGAGGAAAACGAACCCCTATAGTAACATCTTGATTAATGTCTAATGGGTTAATTCTTCTATTTTTATTAATAATTGCCATTAAGGTCTGCTATTTTTCTTTTTATCTATTGCTCTCATTAATTCACGATAATCTCTATTTACTACATTTGAAATTTCGGTGGGTATTGGGGCTTCTGGAGTTAATGTTGATTCAAGATTTGTACTTCCTTGAGCTGTTTCATTTAATAAATCATTTAAAGCTCCATTAGAGGTAAAACTTTGAGCGGGGGAATTGCCCATAATTTTTTCTTTTAAAGAAGTTTGTACATTTTGTGGTACTGGTGTACGTTGTACTTGTTGTTCTACAATTGTAGGTTTTAATTCGTCACGTAAGTCTTCCTTAAGTGTTTTAATTTCACGTCGAAGAGCATAATCTATTTCTTCTCTTACGACTTTTCTAAATAAATTTTCAAAAGCGCTTGCCTTCATAATAATTGTGTTTGTTAATAAATATAATTAAATTAAGCTTTATAACGTCTATATCCTATTGTTTCAAAATTAGCGTTATAAATTTTTTCTATAATTTCTGTTTTTTCGTTTTGTTCTAATCCGTCTATGATTAAACCTAAATTAAGACTACCATCTGAATTAATAGGTGGGTCTGCTGGTAAATTACATTGGGCTAAATATCCTAAATATAATTGTTCTAAGATACTCATAAGTGATGATATAAAATTAATAATTTTTTGTAAAGCTGCAATAGCTGCATCTATAAGGAGGCCCGGAATAGAGGCTGCAGCTGTGATACTTAATACTGCTTTCGTAAAGGAGGTAATTGAAGCTTTAAAATTTTCAACTTTTGATTTAGCTTTATCTATTAAGTCTGATAGTTTTTTAATAGCAAAACCATTAGCTAATAATCCTGTGAAAAAATTTAAAGCTTTAGGTAATACTTTAACAATTATATCACATATTGATATTATTAATTCTAAAGCTATTAAAAGTTTACTTATTTTTCCCATCCATTCTGTGATTTTATTTAGTTTTGCTTTTAAAGCTTGTAATTTTTTAATTCCCCCTTCTAATTTACCTTTTATACCATTTACTTTATCTTTAAGATTATTAAAATTTTTATCTATAGCGCCTGCGGTTTCAGTACTACAAACATTTGATTTAACTTGTGATGTGATTTCTTCTTGAGTGGGAAGTTGTTCTTTTACCTTAGAAATACCCTTGTCTTTTTCTTCCTTAAGCTTATTTTTTACATCAAAAATAGCTTTATCACTTTGGTTTAATAAATTTCTTATAGCTTCTACTGCCATTATACTATTTTTATACGTTTACTTTTTATATCTTTTATGTCAGTTTTTAATCTTTCAATTTGTTGGTATCTTAAAGATAACATAGATTCATTGTCAGGATGGGGTTTAGTTTTTCCTTCTTTACCTGCGGTGTATGCTACTTTATATTTAACATCATTCATTAATCCTTCTATCATATCTAATAATTCTATTAACCATTCTTCAGTTTTATCGCCTAATAAAGCAGAATCTATAGGATAATTTCCATTGTCTTGTAATCCTAAATAAATATTAGGAGCATTTACTATAAATTTATTTTCTTCAGAATTACCTGTGTCAAAGTGGAAATTACCATTAGTACTAAATCCTATAGCTTTATTTGAAAATAAAAGGATAGAATCTTCCTTAGCATTAAATAAAATTCTGTCTGAATTTATTATTGCTTGTTTACCTTGATATATATTTGGTTGTTCTGGTATGTAACTCATTATGATAATACTTTAGATTGGTCTGCTGTTAAATTTCCTGCTGTTATCATATTAGAATAGGTTTCGTTACCTGCTTTGTTCCATTCTTTTAATTTAGAATTTGATGTTGCTAGTGTACGTTTCTTTTTATTTCCACTTTTCATATATGCTATGTGGACCCAACTTCTTTCTCCATTTTCTGGGTATTCCCAAATTACTTGATGCCAATCAGGTATACCACCCCCTACAATCCAATTAAATACTTCAGATGTTCTTACACCTGGTACTTTAATATCAATAGCTTGACCATATAGATGATTTGAATTATCGTTAGATCCTACAGCATCATTTAATAATTTAGTTCTATAAGCTGAATTTATTTCCATATTAGGATATTTTTCATATATTTTATCAACTGTTATTAGGAAGTAATGATGATATTTTAACAAAATATAAATTAAATGACAATGAACCATCAAAGTATCATTACGTTGGTCAGAGCGGATGCTTAGAAGTAGAAAG